AAAAAAAATATTAATTGGCCTAATGAAATGCGCGTAGCTACCAAGCTTATAAAAGAGTATGGTTTTGATTGGCTTATGAGTTTAAATGGTAGGACCAAAACTATATCCTTGACTTGGTTCTTGGGAGAAAATGGGAAAAAGTTTCTCAATGATATCAAAAAATATCAGTCTCTTTCTTTTGAAAAGCAGGAGATTATCCTAGAAGATAATCCAGTAGCTCCTCCTACGGAAATTGTAAAAAAACCTACATCAGTAAAAGATTTTTTAAATATTTTTAATAAGACATAATATGGCAAGACAAAAGAAAGAAATTCAAGAGAATCCAGACTCGGATACATCATCAGGAAAGCTGAAGGTTCTTGATAATATTCTAAATAGAAATAAAGACCACCATTACGCTTTTGATAATAATATTGATTATGTTATTAGCAGCGGCAGCTTGACATTAGATATTGAGATGAGCGGAGGCATCCATCCCGGAATCATCCGATCTTCAGGAATCACAGAGGGAGGCAAAACCAGCAACGCTTTGGCGTTTGCTCGCAATTTTCAAATAACCCATCCAGAAAAAGGATGCATTATTTATATTAAGTCTGAAGGGCGTTTGAGCGAAAACATGATTGCCAGATCTGGAGTAAGCACCGATCCGGCTAAGTGGAGGGTTATTCCTACTAATGATTATGAATTTGTCACCGACACAATGCGTGAGCTAATTAAAAATAATGATGATGGAAATATTTATTTCTTTATCATCGACAGCCTTGACGCTCTGGTCCCTAGGAATGACTTAGCCAAGTCTGCTATGGAAGCAAATAAAACGGCTGGAGCAGCCCTGTTAACATCTGATCTTCTTCGCAAAATGGCTGCGGCTTTCTCTTCCAGAGGCCACATATGCTTCCTTGTGTCTCAAGTCAGATCATCGATTAAGATAAACCCATACGAGAAAGGCGATCCGAAAGTAACTAACGCAAGCGGAGGAAATGCTGCTTTGCATTATTCAGATTGGATTCTTGAGTTCCAACAGCGCTGGAATAAAGATCTTATCTACGCTAACGCTAAAGGAGAAGGCAATCCAGTTGGTCATTGGTGCAAAATCATCTTCAAAAAGACTCCCAATGAAAAGTCCGGAAGAGAAGTTCGTTACCCGATTAAATATGAGCGGTCTAACGGATCGAGTGTTTGGGTTGAGTATGAAATCGTTGACCAGCTTTTAGCTTGGGAGTTCGCTCACGCTAAGGGGGCTTGGATCACTATTACCGACGAGCTTATTAAAGAATTGGCAGAGAACAACATTGAAATGCCTAAGCAGCATCAAGGAGAAGCTAATTTAAAGAACTTCCTTGAGGAGCACCAAGACGTTACTAAATATCTCTTTAATAAGTTCATTAGCGCCTTAAAGAAGTGAAGCTGTATAATATATACGGTAAAGCTGTAAGCAAAAACGTCTCCCAGTATTTAATCGATTGGGAGGCGGCTTCTCGGTCTAAGGTTCAGTTTAATACAAAGCAGTTTCTTAAAAAGTACTGGAAGAATCATATTGTTTACGAAGAGTTTCCCGTATTTGGTTCTAGGCTTAAAGTAGACATTGTTAACGCTACCCTAAGAATAGCCGTAGAAGTTCACGGCAAACAGCACTCCGCTTACAATAAATTCTTTCACGGAGACTCTAGGCTGAACTATTTGAAATCAATCAAGAGAGATGTCGCTAAGGAAAAGTGGCTGGTTTTGAATGAGTTTCAGTTGGTTGAAGTTTATGAAAACGAAGTGAAAGACTTGTCAGATCAGTTTTTCAAAGACAAATTTAATATCAATCTTTAATGGCCATTTATTCTCTCCAAGTAGAAAAATACGTATTGTCTGGATTAATTAGGCATCCAACTTCTTTTGCCGACGTTGAATCTTTTATCAGTGACAGTGATTTTATCAATGAGGTTCATTATACTATCTTTTGCGTTTTTAAAGAGACGTTCAATAAAGGGGAGCAAATTGATAAGGTCTTGATTTCTCAAAAATGCAAGAACCTTGGCATCACATTTAAGGACCAGTCTATTGATATCTTTAATTATGTCAACAGCATTTGCCTTGTGCCCACCTCTCAGGCCGGTTTAATTGAAGGATCTAAAGAACTTCTTAAGCTCAGGATCAGAAGAGAGATAGAGCAGACCGGAGACGATATTAAAAAGTTTGCTAATTCATGCGCAGAAAAACAAATTGAAGAAATCATTACCGAATCAGATAAGATCTACAATAGCAAAATTTGCGTTTACGCTGCTGAGAATAACAAGCCAGAAGATATTACTGCTAATGTAATAGAAATAATTGAAGAACGCGGAAACAATCCAATTCAAGATACTGGCTTAGCTACTCCTTATCCAAATTTTAATCGCCTTTATGGTGGCATTCGTCCCGGTAATATATATGCATGGGTAAGCAGACCTAAGCATGGCAAATCAACCATATTGAACGACCTAGCCATTAAGGTCACAAGCATGAATAAAGGGTGCCGAGCACTTGTTCTAGACACTGAAATGTCTACTATAGATATGAAGTTCAGAATAGCTTCTTCTATTACCGGCATTCCTGTTTGGCACTTAGAAACAGGTAACTGGAAAAAGAACGCTAATCTTTTCCAAAAATTTGAAGAAAGCAAAAGCAAAATCAAAGCCCTTAGTAATCAAGTAGACCATCTTCAAGTAGCTGGAAAGCCTATCGAGGAAGTGGCATCTATTGTCAAGCGCTGGTATTTCTCAAAGGTTGGTCGCGGAAATCAATGCGTTATTATTTATGATTACATTAAGCTAACAGGCGAATCTGATAAAAACAAACAAGAATACCAATTAATTGGCGACAAAGTCAATGCTCTTAAAGAGCTTTGCTTGGAATTAAATGTCCCCATTCTAACAGCTTGCCAGCTTAATAGAAGTGCAGAGAACGGCGTAGATGACAGCAGCGCGATTTCTCAGTCTGATCGGCTACAATGGTATGCATCTTTTGTCGCTATTTTCAGGCGCAAGAGCGTAGAAGAGATTGCTGACGATGGAATAGAGTTCGGTTCTCATAAGCTGATTCCTCTAGCGACCCGCTTCCAAGGAAAAGACTCTGCTGGACATCACGATTTAGTTAGAATCAAAGAGGGCAAAAAGATTAAATATGCGCCGAATTACATAAGTTTTAATATTAACAATTTTAATGTTGAAGAGACTGGGACTTTGGAAGATATTATATCTGCCAAGTCATTGCGACCCGAACTAGACGACTCTGGCGATGGAGAAGTATTATGAATGACTGCGAATCCGTAAGGCAGATATTGACCGACATTGGATACTCTCTTGTTGATCACGGAAGAGAGTATAGAACGAGGCCTCTTTATAGAGATTCCGGCAACGATAACGTTTTAAGAATTTGGAAAAATTCTGGGCAATGGGTAGACTTTAAAGAAAACATCAGCGGCTCTATTGAAGATCTTGTAAGACTAACTCTTAAGCTTAAAAATATAGACGAAGCAAAGAAGTGGATTTCTGAAAAAGGAATCGACACTTCTCGATCTGAAGAGAATCAACAAAAAGTAATTACTAGTCAAACAACTATTTTTGATAAGTCTTTGCTTATAAAGCTTTCGCGAGATCATTCTTATTGGGAAAATAGAGGCATCTCTAGCCAGACTCTTCTTCCATTCCAATGCGGCGTTGCTTCTACCGGAAAAATGTTCAATAGATATGTCTTTCCTATATTCAACTGCAAGGACGAGATAGTCGGATTCGCCGGCAGAGATATATCTAAAATGAGCTTAGAAGGAAGACCAAAGTGGAAACTAATTGGAGACAAGAAAGAATGGGCGTTTCCACTAAAAGTAAATTCTAAAGACATCAAAAATTCTAAATTTATTATCCTTGTCGAAAGCATTGGCGACATGCTAGCGTTAAGAGAGAATGGGATTAATAATTCTATAGTCTCTTTTGGCTTGAATCTTTCTCCAAAAATTATATATTCCCTTATTGGTTACAATCCAAAAAAGATAATAATAGCATTTAATGACGACAGCTTCGATAATGCAGCTGGAAATATAGCAGCAGAATCCGCGAAGCAAAGGCTTCTGAATTACTTCGACTCCAATCAAATAGAAATCAAACTCCCATTTGGCGCAAAAGATTTCGGAGAAATGCATTTAAAAGATAGATCTCTTATCGGTAATTGGTATAATTCAATTCAATGAGCACCACTGAAAAAATAAAGCTTAGCGCCAGCAAAATTAAAACCGCTGAAGGCTGTAGCTGGCTTTACTATACTAAATATGTTCTTAAAGTGCCAGACATTTCTAATTCCGGAGCTTCTAGAGGAACAATCTGTCATTTAATTTTTGAGCTTCTTTTAAAAGATAGACACAAGAAATATTTCGAAGACTTGTGTTCTGGCAAAGCCGGTGTAATTAAAAACCCCTGCATCCACAGACTAATTCTAAAAAACGCAAAGAAACTCAAAGTCAACGACGAAGAAAATTTGGATCTTATTTACATGATGATTCAAACAGGCCTTCAAAATGATTTTTTTTGCAACGGATCTGTTTTATTAGAAGCCGAGTCGGAGTTCAAACTAGAAGAAGATGACTATATCATAAATGGCTTTATTGATAAGCTAGCAAAATTTAACGATAAAGAATATAAGATTTACGATTATAAATCAAGCAAAGCTAAATTCTCTAAAGAAGAGATAGACTTTAACTTGCAAAACTTGATGTATTCTTTGGCTGTGTTTAAAACAAAGGGACATATTCCAACAGTGTCCTTTGTATTTTTAAAATTTAAAAAACAACCGATCCAACAGGCACCCACCCCCACCCAAGAGCAGTTAGAAGGATTCAAGACTTATTTAAGTTATATAGCTGGATATATATCTTCTTTTGATGAAAAGAAAGCCGTGCAAAATCTTGCCGCCAAATCTTTTAAGAAGAAATGGATGTGCGGTAGCGATGTGGAAGGCAAATGGATCTGCCCGTCTAGACTACCAGCAACATTTTATATAGGTTCGGACGAGAAAGATAAATTTATTAAATCTTCATTTGATAAAGAATTGCTGCTAAAAGACCCCAAGGTAAAATTAATAAACAAAAAAGAATACAAGGGCTGCCCATTTTGGAGCAAAGATACGTTGACTTTTTGATTGACTTTCTCGAAAAAGCAGCCACAATTAAGCGTGTACTCGGCTGTCCCTTTATTTAAATCTCATTATAGCCTTGGCAAATCTGTGCTTACCCTGTCTAAAGCAGGGTCTAGCGACCCAGACGAGCCAAGCTCTATTATTGACATCGCGAAGAAGCTTAATCTAGACAAAGTTCATCTTGTCGATGACTCTATTTCTGGACTGCTAGAAGCTTACAAGTCTTGCGAGGATGCTAATCTAAACTTAAGATTTGGTTTGCGTTTAACCGTGTGCGACGATATTGACAACAAGACTGCTGAATCTAGAGAAAAAGAACACAAAGTAATCGTCTTCTTGTCGAGATCAGAAGGGTATCAAAATCTGATCAAGATATCTACTGTTGCCAGTACAAATGGATTTTACTATTACCCAAGAATAGACTGCAAAACTCTTAAAGAAATTTGGAGCAAGGAAAATCTTTTGCTTTGCATTCCTTTCTATGATTCTTATGTGTTCAAAAATAATTTGACTTATAGCGTTTGCATTCCTGATTTTAGTTTTTGCGATCCTACTTATTTTGTAGAGGATAACAATTTGCCATTTGATGAAATTCTTAAATCGAAAGTCGAAGAAATTGTCTCAGATAAACAATTGGCAGTCAAAACACAGTCTATCTATTATGAAAACAAAGAAGACTTCTTGGCTTACCTTACGTTTAGGTGCATCTCCGAAAGAACCACTTTGAGCAAACCTAATCTAAATCATTGCTCTTCAAACGAATTCTGCGCCGAGTCATTCAAGGAAAAATATGGAAAATGAACTACTGAGATTTGACAAGTCTAAAAAGATTGTCTTTATCGACTGCGAAACATTAAATCTGTGTCTTAATTTTTGCCAAAATCTTCCATGGCAAGTTGCCATGCTAGACACTGTGGGTGGTAAGAAAATCGACGAGAGAGATTTCTTGATTAAATGGGACACCAATCTTAAAATATCAGAAGATGCCAGACGAGTCACAAGATATCCTGAAGGACTCATCCAAACAACTGGCAAGAAATTTGATGATGTCTTTGATACTATTAGGGATTGGCTTGACTCTTGTGACTATATTGCTGGTCATAACATTCTTGGCTTCGATTTCTATCTTATAAAAGAGATGTATTTGCTTAAAGGATTGCGAGCGAATCATTTAGTTAATAAAATTTTAGATACTAATTGCTTGGCTAAGGGAATCAAATATGGAATCCCTAAGATGTCAAAAGAAACTTTGATCGAATATCAATATAAATTACTTCATACTTACAGAAAAGGTATAAAAACTAATCTTACAGCTTTGGGCAAGGATTATAATATAGATCATGACTATGATAATTTGCACAATGCAATTGTTGATTTGGATTTGAATTTGAAAGTCTGGAATAAAATTAAATTTCAAGTGGAGATATGAATAATTTTAATAGCTATTTTACTGATTTTAAGTTGCCATTATATGGCGTTAGACTTCCAGAGTTCAATATTGAAAGCCGCCTTAAGAAAGAGTATGGCTTAAAAGAAGAGTCTTCCAACTACGACTTCTTGATGCAAGTGTGCAGAGCTAATTTTAAAAAGCTAAACATAGCCAAAGAAGATTTTCCTAAATATTCAGAGAGAGTAAAATACGAATTGGAGACCGTTAAAGACCTAGGGTTTCTTGACTATATTCTTTTGGTTTGGAATGTTATTAATTATTGCAACGAAAACTCCATTCCTGTAGGTCTTGGGCGCGGTTCTGCTGCTGGTAGTCTTATTCTTTATCTCCTGGGAGTCACCAAGGTAGATCCGATTAAATACGAGCTATTCTTTGAGCGGTTTATATCTAAGATCCGTGCGAAGAAACAAGTGGTTGATGGTATAACTTATCTTGACGGATCGCTCATGTGCGACGTAGATATCGATATCTGTTACTATAATCGACATAAAGTAATCAAATACTTA